CCATTAGTCCTTGTACCCCCCGCCAGCCTTCTTGTACTCAGAGGCAAGCATCTGTGCCTTCCTAGCACTCCATTGACCCGCACGACCACCCTTGGATCCAGACTTAATTTTTTCAAATAACTTTTTTCTGAGAGTTGGCTTTGTGTAGTTGCCAGCCTCATTCACTTTGGATTTACGGGAAGTCGCCATTTTTACTTCTTGCGCATACTGGAAAGCGTCTGTGCAAGTTTAGCCTGACGCTTTGTCTTCATCGTGGCCTTAGAGCCCTTCTTTAAAACGGACTTGGCATACGCAGCCGTGGTCTTTCCAGCCTTTTTTGCCTTGGCCGAAAATGCTCCGGGCTCCTTGATTGCCTTCTGAATCCACTTCTTATCCTTAGCCATCAGCCCTCAATCCTCTGTTCCATGTCAATAATTTCGCGCTCAGTCCAAGCCAAGCCTTCGATCATTCCACAGACCTTGCGGTAATCTTCCATGTTTGATGCGCCACCTGTGGCAAGGTGATCCGCAAGATTGTTCATCTGCTCTCTGATCTTCTTCCTAAGAAGACCAAGAACACTTTCCGCCATTACATATCTCCCATTTTATCAATGGCAAACTTAAAGCCTTCTGCCTCAAGCTTATCCTTTTCAAGCTGTAGCCGTGCCTCTTCTTCCATCTGTCTGATGGCAAACTTATAACCCTCAGACTCAAGCTTATCCTTGTCTAAACCAAGCTCTGCTTCTGCCTTGGCCTGATCAAAAGACAACTCGGCCATACCAAGCATCTGCTCGGCCTGAATCTTTTCCATCTTGATCTGTGCGTCGGATGCGTCCTTCTGCTGCTTTGCGGCCAGCTTCTGCTGCTCAAGGTTGAGCCTTGCCGCGTCAGCCTGAGACTTGCGCTGAACATCCATCTCACGGATGGCAAGTTCACGTTCACGCTGCTGAATGATGGGATCCTGCTGCTGCTGGGCCTGCTGCTGGGCCTGAGCCTGCTGTTGCTTCTTACCAAGAAGCTGTTCTGCCGCCTGAGCGATAAGAACACTGAGGCGCTTTTCGATGTCCTCGGGTAACGGCTCACCCATCGGCGGAAGCTCAATACCAAGCTCCTGTTCAATCTGATCCCTGAACTGGAACCCAAGGTGCTCCCTAACGTGCGCATCAACAGAACTCATGACAGCACCACCCATCGGAGAGTTCTGGGCTTCCTGAGCAATCTGAGGATCATTCTTGAGAACCATGTGAACACGAATGTGGGCTTCGTGATCCTGATACTCAAATGCCTTAACGGGCTTAAGGACAAGAATGTTCTGGTTCTCGGTAACCGGATCTTCCGGCTTGATGTCTTTAGCGTTGGGCACAATCTCATCGGCATTCGGAATCCCGATAAGCTCCATCATCTGCCTGTGAAGCATGGGCATGTCGTAAAGATTCGGAGCCTGAGCCGCCAACTGCAAGGCCGCCTGATACTGCATAATGCGCTGAGAAAGCGTCGATGCGTTCGGGTCCGACACGGGGATAATATCCACGCGATCATCAAAGTCAGACTGCTTGATCATCTCGCCTTCGGAGGTTTCATACGGATACTCAGGAGCGGTGTAGTCCCTGATGATCCTCGCAAGAATCTTGAACTCCTTCTTGAGACTCGCGTGAATCCGTGCCTGAATAGCCGACTGGACCTTCATCGACCGCTCAATGATGGCAAGGGTGGTGCCCACGGGGGCGTCCTGCCGCATGTCGTCGATCTTGAGGTCTGCCATAGATGCAAACCTACGGCCTTCTTCAACGATGTTTCCAAGAAGCTGGTACAGAACCCCAGAAGGCTCCTTGTATGGCAGGAAGGTGATATTGTCCCTGATCACGCCACCCGGCACATCTACATCCCTAAACTCACCGGGCATGATCGGAGTGTCGTCACCCTTGATCCTAAGACCACGAGTCTTGAGACCGCCGGGCAGATTAGAAAGCGTTCCGGCATCAACCAACTGACGCAAGAGGCTTGTAGCAGACTTAGCTAACCCACCAATCATGTGGATTAAGCCAAGGTTGTAAAACCCAATTCCCGGTACATAACCATAATCCACAAAATGATGAATCTTCTTGCGCATAGGATCAAACTGATCCCAGTTCCTGTAAATAGACAGAATTGTACTAGAAGACTTGTCAATTGTAATTACATAAGGTAACGCGATGCCGTCCTCATCCTCAAACCCCGGAAGATCGTAATCAACATGCATCTCAAGTAATTGGTGGCGATCATCATCCTGCCCGGAAAACGAAACACCAGAAATCTCATCGAATTTGTTTTTGATTACATCTGCCGAGTGTGTGGCTGGGCCAAGTTCGACATCGCGGTAAAACCCACTGACCTGAAGCTTTCGGATATGATTCGCGCTTCTGGTCATTACATGCGTGTACCGCTCCGCACTGTCTAACGAACTTTCATCATACGAGATGACAAAATCCTCAGCAGGCACAAACATGGAGCAAGGCCTGCCAAGAGTGGGGTCGTAATAAATTTTTCTAAAAGCAGCTCCGGATAACGGAAGACTGAATAGAAGCTTTTCGGTTTCAGCCCGGTATTCAGTCATGACCTCCAGTAACTGGTAGTTCATGTACTCCTTAACACGCTGAGCCTGTGCAATAATTTCGGGGGTGCTAATACCCCAGATCTTTGCCTTTACAGGTCCGCGGGCAGGAAAGATTTCCTGAATGGTCTGTGCCTGAAAGCGAACGACGGACTCAGACAAAAGGGGATGGAACACACCGCAGGCACCGGGCCACGGGGTAGTGCGATCCTCCATCTCCAGCCCAAGCAGGTCGAGCCCCTCTTTGTAAGAACGCTCCCAGTCCTTGCGGCTGGACTTATCGTCTTCATAAAGAGAAACAAGCTTTGATGCACAATGGCGCAGATCATCGTCATCCATGTATTCGGCCAAGTTGGCCTCAAATGGAATTTCTTCGGTCAGCGCACCAGTGGCACCAATATCGAAGTCGAACGTCAGGCTGCCATCATCACCCTCGGTAATAATCGCATCAATGATTTCGTCTTCGGGCTCTTCAATATCCAGAACAACATCATCAGCCATGATTAATTCGTTGATCGGGATTAGGTCCATCAAACTTTTGTCTATGGCCATGATAATTTCAGATTACCGGTTTCTTAAATATTGATTTAACTGTCGGATGCTAGAAAACATTCCGGGCGACGATTCGCCAGCACGACGAGGAAATACTGGTGTAGGTTCCCCAATAATATCAATTAAGTCATTATCAAATACAACATAGTATTTTTCGGCTGGTTTTTTCGGTAAGGGCGGGTATTGGAGGGCTCCGAAGTCAACTTTAACTCCCGAAACACCTCTATTTTGAAGTAAGCTTTCTAGGCCACCACGAGGCTCAAAACCACTTTTCCTCGCCAAACGTGCTACTTTCCCCGCAACTCTGGTAATTTCTTCATCAGGTGATTCTACCGCTCTCAAAAGGTCAAATTGAAAATCATCTGGAATCCCCAATTCTTCATAAAGATCTTGTAAACCTTTCGGTTGAGATGCTAGGTCATGTGAAAAATAATCAACAAATGACGACTCCGGTGCCCTTACATTAATATTGTATATATATCCTAATGGATCACCTAACTCATCGGAATTCGTTCTAAGAAGATTAGAAGGTGTGCTTTTTTTTGCGTAATCTTCGGCTGTCTTTCGCAAGTTTGTTAAATAGTGACCAGCTCCGTACATGCCAGATCTTATGGGTTTTCTAAACTTATTAAAAAGACTGGGTGATCCGTGGTAAAGATTTTCTACAAGAGACTTGATCCCACGGCCAGCGGCTTCTCCACCAACCCGAACCGTAGTGCCCGAGATGAATGGGAGCAGTCCAAGGGTGGAAAGTCCAAAATTAAGTGGGTCTCTTTTCCTTACAGCATCTAGGGCAGACGCCGCATCAACGGCAGTGCTTACACCCGGCGTAAAACTGGCACCCAAAAGAGCCGCTGTACCACTAAAGCCTTGTGGATTTACAAGGCGATCAAGCAAATCTCTTTCGGTAGTTGCCATCAGTAATACGATGCCTTGCGATGATAAATCATTTCTTCTTCTTTCTCATCGCTTTGGATAGAAACAAATCCACCTTGTCTGAATCTCAGTAGGGCCTGAGTGCTCGAATCAACAAGGTCGTCGTGATCTCCAGTGGGAAACGAAGCAAACTGTTCAACTACTTCGTCCGCCCACCTTTTCTTGGGTGCCCAAACCAACCCAGATGAAAATAGGTCCGATACGGCATTTACGCGAGCAATTTTGTCTTTGCCGCGATTTGGTGAGTATTCACTGACCGGGATCCCCATCTTACGAAGCTCGAAAATCAAGGGTGATCCGGCAGCCTTGGCTTCGACAATACAAGCATCTGGATTGAACTCCTTGTACATGTCGAAAGCCCTAGCCTTCAAATCTGGAAACTCAAGCCTTTCCTGAAATGCGTCAAGCAGGATAATGTTTGAATTCCCATTATCATCATAAAACACTCCCCAAGTTGTGCAAGCACTGTAATCAGAAGTTTCTTTGGCAAGGAAGGCAGTGTCCCAAGATTGAATAATAAAATTACAACTCGGTGGCCTAGATCCTTCCCACTCGCGCCACCACTCCCGCTTGATGATTGCGCTCTCTTCTGAGGTTGGGTTCTGCTGGTACTGAGCACTCCATTTGGAAAGTGGGAGTTCGGACTTCAGTGCCTCAAGCTGTTCGATTGGCCAAAAGCTTGGCCACAGTGGGTTACCACTTGGCAGGATTGCCGGAAGCTCAATGACTTCCCACTCGTCTGATCCTCCCCGTTCGATGGAAGACTTCAGGATGCTGCCAGTCAGATCCTTTTTCGACCAACGAGTCATGACCACACAGATGCTTCCGCCGGGCTGTAAACGCTGTCTTGGTCCCGATGTGTACCATTCGTAGGTCTTATCGTAGATCGACGGGTCGTTGAGTGCTGCTTCCTGCTCTGAATGCGGATCGTCAATGATCAGAATGTCGGCACCCTTACCCGTAACGGCACCGCCGACACCAATGGCGAAGTATTCCCCGTTTTTATTGGTGCTCCATCGTCCAGCAGCCTTGGAGTCAGAGGCAAGGGACACACTATTGAATACCGACTGGTAGTCATCCGAGTCCACCAAGTTTCTGACCTTTCTGCCAAACCCAACAGCAAGCTCAGCGGTATGTGCCGTCTGAATAACCTTCCTGTCTGGGAATTTTCCTAGATACCAAGCAGGAAAAAGATGGGACGCAAACTCAGACTTGGTATGCCGGGGCGGCATGTTGATGATCAGACGCTTGAGATCACCACTGGCAATCCTGTTAAAAGCATCTGCCATGACCCTGTGATGGTCACCTTCAATAAAAGCTGGCCATATATGCTTAACAAAGGCCAAAAAGTCCTTGTTGATCAGGTCCTTGGTCTTTGCGTTATCTAACTCATCCAGCAACCTGAGTATCTCCAGTCTTTCAATTTCTGGAAGACCGGAGATTTTCGACCTGATGCTGGCTAAATCAAGCTGGGTCGTCATAGAATTTTTCACAGTGCAGAACAATCGTGTCTGCATTCTTTCTGTGCTTGTCAGAAAGATTGTAATCACCATCCATAAAATACTTTTGTGCCTTCAACATACAATCACTGTGCTTCTTGACAAGCTCGGACATCTTAAAGCCGGAAAGGTACTTTGTTAATTCTGCACCAGTGGGCCACACGCCACTCTTCGAACTCATTCTTTTCCGCATAATCCATTACCAGTCTAGAGAAATCAAACCAAAGCTGACTACCACGCCTGTAATTGTGCCTAGTCAAAAAGCTTTCAAGTATCTCCTCCGCCGTTTCACCTATATACTTGACCTTTCCATTACCATGTGGTTTGTATAAATCTTTGATTTTGGATCTTGTGCCCCTCATCATGGCTGTAGATGCACGATAAGCATCAACTGCATTCTCAATAACTTGTATTGCTTCCCATATATTTATGGGTTCTAGCTCAGTAGAGCATGTCTCCTTTTCTTCCGTCCCAGTATTCAGCATAGAGCCATTTCTGGTGGTAGCGTTCCGCCAGATCTAAGATGTCTATAACGCCGTGTTTTGAAAAGAAGGTCTTGATCCCCGTTGTGTGCTGCTCTGTATGGCACTTCCTACAGAGAGGAACCAAATGGTCACTGGTACCCCCCGCACCTCTAGACTTCATGTGTGCCGCATCACAAGGACCATCAGTGCCACAAGCACAGCAAGGCAGGGATCTGATCCATTCAGCCTTGGGACCAAACTGACGATCCCTGAGTTCTTTCTTTTTTTCCTTGCTGGCCAAGCAACCCATCCGTCTTTTTCAGGCACGAGATACTACTAATTATATATATA